GCGTTGAGTGGTACTTGTTGTTGTCCCTGCCGAACAGCAGGTATACGGATGATGCTCGCCACTCGCATCCGCGCTTGGTGGTGATGCCTGCCTTGTTCAGTTCCTCCGCCATCTGCCGCAGGGAAGTGCGGCGATAGGCGGGTAAGGTGTAGATAAATTCTATGGGTGTCATTTTTTGTTGGATTTAAGTTGTGATTTAACGTATTCGATGCCTTTTGCAAACTTGGCCGCATCCCAGTGTGGTTGCGGAAGTAACCGCGCCATCTCGGCAGGGTCTAACGCTTCGATTAGGATGCAGTAATCGGTGCGCAGTTTCTCCAGCTCGCTTTCCTTCGCCAGTGCCATCTGCATCTCTTCAGCGGTAGCGATAGCATCCTTCAATCCGATTCCGAAGTTGCCAAGCGCACGCCCCCAAGCACTGCTCTCGCAGTTCTCTACGTAGCTGGTCTTGTTGATGTTGCTGGATGTGCGGTCTTCCTGTGCCAAGCCTGTCGCAACGATGCGGCCAGTCGGGTCGGTGATGATGGCATTCAGCACTACGAAGTCGGGTGTCAGTTGCACCACTTCGGTGGTCAGGCAATGGTCGGCAAAGTGTTCGCGGAAGTATTTAATCCGCTCAACAACTTCGACATAAGGCTTGCCCTTGATGTTGATTGTTTTTAGGTTCATTGATTTAAGGGTTTAGTAATTGTTTGGTTGGCAGCGTAATTCAACGCGGCGCGAATCGTGCCAAATCGCGCTCGGCATAAGTTGAGGGTTTCAGCCTCGCAATAGACGGAAGTAAGTTGCATAAGGGGTTTAACGGTTTTGGTTTTGGTTGTGTTTTTCATCGTGTTTGTTTATGAGCGCAAATATATAAATAAATATAAATGTTTGCGCATAGGCGGTGAAGTACCACCATCCAGCATCGGTGTGGATGGCGCAGATGAAGCAGGTCATCAATAGGAATGCGGTGTAGGTCAGGGCTTTCATAATATTTCGAATAGGCTGTAAAAATCGTCAGTGTGGATTCCGAAATTCATGCAAATGGTAATCACCGCGTAGTATGGTGTTTCGTGTACATATTCGCTTCTGCACAGCCACCACGTCAGGCGCTCTTGCTGTTCGGCTGGCATCGCGTCCATCTTGGCACGTGCTTGTGGTGTTAGTTTGTTGATAAGTGTTGTCATTGTTTTTGGGGTTTAGTTGGTTAGGTGTTTAGCTTGAAGGATGCGGCCATACAACGCCCAGTCGAAGCGCAGTGGCTGTTTGATTTCCGCAGATGTTGGCGTTGGTGTGGTGCGCAGTTGCTTGCGGATGTGAGCAAACCACGCGTCAAGGGTGAAGGTGTGTTTCATTGGTTGGTTGGTTTAGGCATTGGCAATGGAGTTGAAGAACGCTGGAAGCGGATGAACCTGAACCACTCGCGGTGTTGTTTGCGCCAAAGTGCTTCGGTGATTTGCTTGGTGCGGGTTGAATTGCTGTTGGCTTCAAAGATATAATCGATGTGAAGCGCGTACATTCCGCTGGGTTGTTTGTGTACGTAGGCATCCAGTACCTTGCCATTGTCAAGCGTGATGGGTGTGTGAGCGATGATGTCGTGTTGCATTGGGTTGGGTTTAGAGGGTTAAAATGCAAATTGAATGACTAACTTCTTGGCACACTCGCTACCCACAGGGAAGAATCCTTGGGAATTTTTGATGTCATCGCCTGAATGACTGACGATATTGCCGTTGGTTAGATAATGTACATACATTGGATTTTTGCCTACCTTTTTGCCGCAGAGGCAGCATTGGTCTTCCCTGTAATTTGCCCAGTTGTTTTGAGCATCTTTTGTTTGCAATTCCTCGATTGGGATTTCGAAAATGCGTTGAATGGTGGTTTTCATTTGGTTTGGGTTTAGAGGGTGGTTGAAAAAAGAATGTTATTCCACTTAGGGTATTGGGCCGACCACAAGGCCTCAATCTCATCATTACTGAACTCATCAGTAATGCGTGGCGCAACTGGATAGTTAATGACCAACTTGTATTCACGCAGGTCAGACGTGCGATAGATGAAGGCATTCACGATGTCACAATCGTCATTGCCGAGGTTGATGGGGGTTGATTCGATGATGTTCATTGGTTGGGGTTTAGAGGGTTAAAAGAATGCGCGTTGTCGAGCCGCGCCCCTCGGTGGGTTACTGCCAAATGTAATCTTCGCAGACTTCGTCAGTGCCGAAGGAATGCTCGACCTCAATCATAGCGACAGGCTTCATAAACTGGGTCACTACGGTGTACTTGCCTGTAACGCGCAGGCGGTCAAACACTTGCTCGCCATTGTCGGTGAAGACCATTAGCAGGTTGGACTTGGCTGGAAGTTCGGTGTTGAACTTGTTGCCGTTGGGAGTGATGATGTTCATTGATTTGGGTTTAGAGGGTTAGTTGCTACCGTTTTGGTATATGCAAATATACATACATATATATATAGGTTGTATACTTTTTTTTATTTTTTTTTTCTGCGTTTCCAGCGTCCTAACGCACTTTCCAAAAAAAAGTTTAGAAAAAGCCTTCCCGCCAAGCCTCGATTACAGGCGCATCAAGCGGAAAGCCGCAATCGAAAGCACCAATCCAAGGGCCACTCCGAACCACACAAACACCATCCGATTCTTGCGCTTTGCAGGCTCAACTTTCACCACGCGTTCAATCGTTACCGTGTCGCGCTCTATGAAGCGTTGTATGACCGTATCTCTCCGCAGTTGTATGCGAATACCACCCCGATAATTTGATGCGCTTAAAACGCTTGTTTTCGTGCTATCCGTGAATCGGAACTGCCGCAGGATGCCAGCACTGTCGCAGGGATTGTCGATGTACAGCTCTGTGAACCTCGGCACCTCAATCATAACGCTATCCTTCTGCACTACCGTGTTGGTCCGCACCTCCACTGCCTTACGACAGCACCCAGCCAGTAGCAGGCTAAATATGAGCGTACTCGCTTTTAGCATCGAATGACGGACAGGCTTTGTTTACGCGTGGGAAGTCGCGGTGGCCTTGAATCTTTGCGTCTGGGTACTTGGCCCGCCACGCGTGCAGGACTTGGCTGAGTGCGTCCTTTTGCCCTTGCGTCCGATTGTCAAGCGGATTGCCACGCGAATCAATGCCGCCAATATAGCTGACGTGTAGGCTAACGCTATTAACGCCAGCCACCCCATTGCAAATCTCATCATCCTGTGCCAAAGTGATAACCTCGCCATTTGCCTTGATTATTTTGTGGTAACCATTCGCTTTCCACCCGAGCCGTTCACGCCAGTACCGCTGGATGCTTTCAACGGTTGTGCTTTGTGGTGTGGCTGTGCAATGGACTACAAGGTACTTAATATTTCTCATTACGTTGTATGCAGTTTAACCACCCACTCAGTCCTGTCTCGATTCTTCCCATTGTCCTCCGTTGTCCGCAGTCGTTCTTGTTGCAAATTCAGCCAATAGCCACCAAGCGGTTTTGGTGGTCTTCCCTTTTCAATGTGATAGCCTCCTTCACCTGCACCGTATTCTTCCTTGTACGTAGATGTGCGCACCTGATGTACACGCCTCTGCTGGATGATGTCTTGCGTTCGGTTGAAATATTGCACCATATTGACGTGGTGATATAATTCGTGAACGTGACCTTGCCACGTTAGGTCGTAGCCTTCCACGAATGACATAATGCGTTGGTCTTGAATCACGCCCTTGGTGACTGGACCGCCACCGCCTGAACCGTGGTAGTAGTGGATGGCGAAGGCGCGATGTAAGCCGCTACGAATTTTCCCCACCACCTTCAACGTACCGCCGTAGCCACCCAACTGCAGGTTGCTTTGATTCTTGTAGTTGTAGATGGATTGGAACATATGCAATGGGTCAAACTCCATATGCTTGATGATCATCGTTTCGTGATTTCCGTAGCCGATAAGCAATAGGTTGTCTTTGTACGGCGTGAACCACTCGACCGCATCCTCGACCACCGCCTGCAAGTAATTGCCTTTGTTGTGTTCGGGTCGGATGTCGTCCTTGCTTTTTCGCGGGTCACCTTTGCCCTGCATCAAGCAAAAGAAGTCGCCGTTTACGATGACCCCTGCGCCTTTTGCCTTTGCCGCGTCCAAGTGACGTTTAAGCAAGTCGCGGTCGCATTTGGGATTATCCCAATGGAGGTCGGAAATTAGCAGTAAGTTCAGTTCGTCACCCGCATAGGCAAGGGTGTGGATGTTAGCCGCGTTGCGCGTTATTATCACTGGATAGGGTTTTGATAATCTTTGCCTCCAACACTTCCGCAATCTTCACTCCACTGAATCCCACAAGGAAAGCCAAGCCGTACTGGATGTTTGGTGCGTTGATGTTGAGGAAGCCTATCAGCACAGGCGCAAGGTAGGTGGCGCAAAGACTACCGCTGAACACGCTGACCAACTGCATCTTCCAATTGCGTTGTTTAGGCAATAGAAGAAGCGAACCGAGGAAGCCTGCAATGGTTAGGCCGATGTTGATGCCGATGGAGTTAAGAAATTCTTTCATTGTAGTCGTTGGTGTATTGTTCGTCCCATCCAAGAAATGTGTGTACGCCCACAGGAGGCGGCCACGTTTCAAACTGCTCCCAATCAGGTGCGGGTTGGTCATCCCACAGCAGGTCAACGCAGTAGGTGTTGTCGATTTCGCCCAACTCCACGCAGGTGGCATCGGGTTGCGATAGTTGATAGAAAGCCTCGAACTCGGCTTGGGTTGGGAAAGCGTATTTGCGGAAGGTAGCCATTACGTTAGTCGGGTGAGTGATTCGAGCTGTTCATTCGATAGCCTTGTGGTGTAGATGGCGGCGGAGCGGAGGCGGTCGTTGAAAATTTGCGTGTTATCAAAGCGTGACCCGATATTTATTTTATCTATTGTACCAAATGTAAACGTCTGCGTAGCATTTGAGCCTATTTGCACTCCATTAATAAACAAAGCACTATTTCCCGAATCATACGCAAAAGCCACTTTGTAAATTCCAGCAGAAAGTACATTTGTAGTTATGGAGGTTAATGCAGATTGAGTGGCTGAAATGCGGTCAGCATAAATTTGGCCATTTGTAAATTTGTAAAACTGTATTCGGTTACTGCTTGTTCCATCCGATATTGAAAAAAATACACCAGTGTTTGTAAAGGTTCGTATATCCACCTCCGCATAAATCGTACCCTCCGTCTGCCCGATATACCCACTCACCCCCGACACTGTGCAAACATCCGCGTTGCGGGTTGCTGATGCCGCAGTCGTGGGGATGTAGGAAGTCGGGATTGCGCCTGTTTCGAGTTGTGCGCCCCAAATGAGAACGCCGTTGCTTCCACTTTCCGTTGCTGTAGTGCTATTGTTTGCATCTGCTAATCGTAATACAACAAAGCCTGTAGTCGAGGTAGCAGTTCTTGTTACTGAACAACGATACCAGCCATTACCTAAAGATTGTATTGATGCTGTGTTTCCAGAAGCAATATTGCCAATAACTCCATTAATTAAATCAAACCACGCACCTGCAAGGCCATTAATACCATCAACAGCGACCCATTGAAATCCAGATGATTTTACAAAAAAACTTTGTGTGTAAACCGTGCCTGATGTTAATGTTGCAGAAAACCCCCGCTGAATAATTCTGTTACTTCCAGTGCTGTCAGGCGTTAATAAATCTGCTGTTGTTGTTCCATCAGGGGCTATGGCAACATTTGCAGAAATAGTTGTTACGGTCTTTGTCCAATAAGCATCATTAAACTCCTCACTCTGCAACGCCAAATTCGTCGCCGCTGGCTCAATCAACGCGGCTGGGCAACCGCCTCCAATCGGGTAATCCAAGCGAAGCACTCCCGAAGCGACACTCTCAATCAAGCCACTCGCATTCACCCGCGTGGCGGTGGTCGCTCGGGTCACCGTGAACTGATCGAAGTCACCAGCCTCAACCGTTGGCGTTGGGATCTGAGTATACACAGCACCTGGCTTGACAAACTGCGGAACGATCAACACGGAAGGAACTGCACCCGCTCCCGCCCGGTACAGCTCATCGCCCCTGGCAATCAAGCATGGGTTGTCATCCGGTGTAGCACCATCCGCCTTGCTATTTTCCAACGCCTGGTAGTACAGCGACTTGTATGCCGCGCCCTG